CAACACCGAGCCACAGCTGGTTGGTGATGAACGCGCCGGTGATGGTTCCGGTTCCGTTGGAGCCGGTACCGAGCGTGAACGTGTGTTGAAATCCAACGACGGTGGAAGCTCCCGTGTTCTTCCAGTCGATGCGAAGGTACAGCGGCAGTGTGGACTGCGCGGCGTCGTTGAAACGATAGATCGTGTACCCGTAGTTCAGGCTGGTCGTGGCGACATAGGTCGGCGGCGTCGCCATTGAAAGTTGCCCGGTATCGGTGGTCTGTACCAACCCGGCATTGAGGATCGCGTTGTGAATCACCGCGAACGAGCCCATCGCGTTCGTGTTGGTCTGGTGAATCTGAATCCACGTGAACGTCGTGCCCATCTATGTCTCCGTCACGAAGTAGCTCAACACCACCTGGACCGTGCTCGTAGCTCCCGAGAGATTGTCGATGGTGATAGGGATCGCGCTGGTCACCGTAGCGTCGTCATCAGAGCCCGACACGGATGGAACCGCGTGCCACACCAACATGGATGACGTGAGCACCAAGTCGAAGATGCAGCCCGCGTCACCGACCGGCGTCACGAACTGACCGCGCCCCGCGTCGGCCGCCCTTGCCGCGGTGCTTGCATAGAGCCGTACCCGACAGGCACGGTCGGCCACGATCTTGAACAGCTGCCACGACTTGCCCATAGTGACGGTGCTCTGCTCCTGGGCGTTGTTCGCCAGTGAGGCCGTCGTCTTGGTGACCGTGCTGCGGGTGAACGTCGTGCCGCCACCCGAAGTCGGTACCACCGAGCCGCGGTAGTTGAGGACGTAGCCGGTCGTGGTGCCGTCTGCCACGATGATCGGCTTGGAGACCTGACCCGGCGTGGCCGGGGCCGTGCTCGTGATCGCACCTGCGGTCGTGGCCGACAGATAGTACGCGGTGCCCGCAGCGAGGCCGCTGAGCCCGGCGATGTAGCCGACCTGCATCAACTGGAAGTTGTTGACGTCGATGACTCCTGCCACCACACCCACCGCTTCGGCGTTCGCGACCGTGTCGGCCTTCGCCTTGACGTACGTGGATCCGCTCAGCCGAAGCACATCACCGACCGCGAAACCGTGCGCGGTCTGCGTGATGCCGGTCACGATGGACGTAGACCACGTCCCGCCTCCGCCTCCGCCGGCGGCTGGAATCAAGATCACGCGCTTGTCGGTGCAGCTCCCGGTGGGGAGCGCCGCCACACCGGGAGGGACCAGCACCGTCGAGAGCACCACCACGTTGACTCGGCTGGCCCCATCGACGGGGATCGCTGCGTAGCACGGCTCGGGCGAGCTCGTCGCGCCGCCGGTTGCGGTTCCCCCGAGGCGACGGGCCACTCCCCCACTGTCGGCATAGATCAGGTCGATGCGATAGCTCGCGGTCGCGTTGTTCGGGATCGCGATGGTCGCCCCCGCCACCGTGATCGTCGAGCCGCCTTGAATCTGTGCGGTACCCGCAGCCACGGTAACGTTCATGGTCCCTGCGCTGATCGCGACGTTGCATCCGGTGAGCACGCCGGTCTGCTGGAACCCGGCCACGAGAATGTCGATGTCACCGGCGTCGATCGACGCCTGCAACGAGTTCGTCGCGACGTTGACAAGGGCCACGGTGTCGTTCGGAATCTTGAACGCCATCAGACCTTCACTCCGTAGACCCGGTTGAGGATGCCCCAGGTGCCGAGCACTTCGACGGCCTGTATCTCGACGGTGACGAGCTCCTTGTCGGCGGCGTCATGGATCGCAAGTCTGTCACGGAGTTCCAGCGCATCGCCGTATGGGTCGTTCATCGGGAAGAACACCATCAGGTAGTCGGTACGACTCTGGAGTTCTTCGCCGACGACGCCCGGTTGCGCGGCGCGCCATTCGACAAGACGACAGGGCATGGTGCCCACTTCGGTCCACGTATCTTCGTGACCGCCCTGACCGTCCGACGCCCACGAATAACGGAACACGTGAGCGACGTACAGCAGCGTGATCTCGGCGGCTTTCGCTGCCGCGTTGATCTGCTCCAGCAGGAACGGCTGGTCCATTACCGCGTGTCCATTACCGCGTGTCCATCAGGGCGTATCCATTAGGGCATGTCCACGTGGGGAGGCGCGGCTTCGGTGAGCGGCTTGGTCTTGCGTTCCAACGACAGGTACGGCTCGACGGGGGCTCGCAGCATGTTCACGATCCGCTCGTGACCGTTCGCCATGTCGGTCAGATGCTGCGCGTACGCGGTCGCCTTGGCGTACTCGTCGTCGATATCTTCGTGGTCGTAGCCGCGAATGTCCGCATCGGACGTGGGCTGCGTCGTCGACGCCGGAGGCTTCGGCAGATCAACGAACGGCTGATCGTTCATGGCACGAGTTCCCACCACCAGGGGATCGCGGCGTATGCGCCTATGCGATCTTCGAGCGTGCCGCCGCGGCTGCGGATGTTGTTGAAGCCGCCGAACGACGCCGACGTGAGGTACTTCTTGTTGAACAGGTCGAACATCTTCGTGCAATGCTGGAACACTTGGTTGAGCTCCAGCTCCGTGCTGTCACCGACGACCTTGTAGCGATCGGAGCACGCACCGGCTTTCCACGCCCACGCTTCGGTAGCTCCCCAATAAAGGTCGTACGTCGGCGTCCAGTTCGGATCGGACGGTGCCAAGCCGGTGCTGTCGTTGCGCGAACACGCGGTCAGCAGCGCCTCAATCGTCGGGTCGTCCAGCATCGGATCGGTACCGGACGCCGTCATCATCTTGAGGCGCTGCAACGCGACCGCGGTGTCCACGATCAGGATTCCTTGGGCTTGTCCTTCTCGGAGTGCTTCTCGGCCTTGGCGGCTTCCTTCTCCCGCTTCTCGGCTGCCGCGAGCACACCGCTGACGGTGTAGCTCTCGTTGTCGTCCTGGTCGGGGTTGTGGCCGGTGAAGCCGTCCGTTTCGGGATCCTGCTCCGTGTAGTCGTCGCCGACGCTGGGGACCTCGTACTGTTCGTTTCGGAGGGTGGGCATGGGGTTCCTTTCTTATGCCGGTCCTGTCGCCCAAGCCGTACCCGTCCAGTGCATCTGGCCGGGTACGCCTGCGATGGAGCCCTGAACGTACTGCCCGGTCGTCCATGCGGTCGCCGGTGATGCCGTGATGACCAACGCGTTCGCCGCAGCGGCGTTCGACGGCGCGGTGCCGTTCCAGGTGCCCGGCGTTCCCGCGGTCCCGGTCGTCGCGGTCTCGGTCACGCCGGCGACCGTGTAGTGCGCGTTCGCGACCGGATCGGGATTCTGGAACTGGTATCCGAGCACGTTGGGATTGACGCCCGTGTAGTTCGCCGCCGAGTGGTAGTCGTACTGCACCCGTTGAGGCATCGCGATCTCCCTTCCCGCCTCAGTTTGAGTCGGGGTCCGACCGAGAGCAACCGACCCGGCCGGACCCCGACAACCCGCGGCTCAGCCGTCAGTACATGAGGGTTGCGACGGGATAACGCGTGGTGTCGTTGAGGTTGTCGTAGTTCAGGATGTTGGCGACCTGCCAACCGGCACGGAACGTCACCCGCAGCGCAACCATGTCCTGCTGGGCGAGGTTGTACTGGATGGTGCCGGTGTTGTCCTGAATGACGGCCTGGTCGAGCACCTTGTACGTGATGTCCTTGCGGACACCGATGATGTACTGCGTAAACTCACCCACGAACGCGCGCACGTTCGTGCCGGCGCCCCCGCCCGAGGGGAACAGGCCACGCATCGGGTAGTTGATCGGCGCACCGATGTAGCTGGTCAGGTCGGGACTGACCATGTTGTTGCTGTCGTCGCCGGTCGCCAGCCGGGCACCTGTCGTGCTGCGGGCCTGCCGGAACTTCGCCTTGGCGGTGCGAGATGCGACGATGCCATCAGCGTCGTAGCCGTCGGCTTCGATGAGCGCGATAGCGAGGTCCACGTCGTTCTGGAAGCCGCCGTTCGCCTGGGTCGAGCCTTCGGTCACGGTGTTGCCTGCCGCGAGCGCGGCAGCCTGGATGTTCGTCGGGAACGAGCCCGGCGCGTTGACTCCGAAGAAGATCGCCGCGTCGAGCGCACGACCAATCGACTCGACCGCGAGGGGCTGCACTTCGCCCCACACGTCGAAGCTGGTGTCGTCGAGCACGTTCTCGGGGATCGGCACGATGACCGCGAGCTCTTCGACGTTGAGGTACTTGTTGGCCCACGAGATCTCGGTCGTTTGCTTCAGCCCCGTGTCGCCCGTGATCCAGTACGCCGTGGGGAGCGCGCTGAGGACCGGGATACGGAGCTGTGTCTGTGCGACGGGGACGTGCCGAAACATGGCGAGCGCAGCAGACTGTTGCGCTACGTGAGTGAGGATCGCGGCAGCGACGTCTTCGGGGATGAGGGCCGCAGCCTTCGCCCTCGTGATGATGTTGTTGTAGGCCATCGCCTATGTGACTCCTTCGATCAGCGACCGGCAGCCGCACGGATCGCAGCGTTCATGTCCTGCAAGCCCGTGGTGCCACCGCGACGACCTGCACCTGCATCGCTGCCGGAGCCGTCGTCCGTGTCGTCACGAGCACGTCGCTTCAACGAAGGATCGTCACGCAGAATATCCCGCAGCAAGGACCTCACGTTCGTGGGCTCGTCGTCGTCCCACTCAACGTCGTCCGAGTCGATGAGCTTGGCCGCCGTGATCGGGCTGTTGAACCCGAGTCGAGCGGCTTCCTCCATCGCGGTGCTGCGGAGCGTCTGCTTACGAAGCCGAACTTCGGCCTTCGTTGCACGATCGTTCGCTGCCTGCAAGTCCTTTGCGATCTTGTCGCCGTCACCGTTGGTGGACGACTCCAGGTCCGCAACGCGGGCTTCCAGTTTGCGCCGCTCGGCGCGCTCACGCTTGAGCGAGCGTCGGGCCTCGTGCTCCGATTCTCGCTGCGCGCGAATGGTTTGCTTCGCACGTTCCGCATCGAACTCGCCGTCGAAGTCGTCCTCGTCGCCCTCTTGGTCGTCGGGAACGTCTTGGTCGGTGTCGTCCGGTGTGTTGTCGTCGGCTGCTCCGCCAGGCTGCATTGTGACATACCTCCGTCACGCGGCTCTAGATACTGGCTCTAGATACTGCTACTCGGCGGAAGCATATGCACACTTCTGCATCAGTTGCCGGACCCTAGTTGCCGGACCCTAGTTGTCGGACCACTGTCCTCGGCCCGCTCTCGGGAGCGGGACGGGCACGCCCCCGTACTGCGGCTGCTTCTGCTGCACGACGTTCTGCTGCGATCCGGATTTGCTCGCCACGCCCGGCGAACCGTTCCGGTTGAACGCGGTCGGTCGGCCCGAAGGATCGAGGGGCTGCTTGCCGTTCAGCGGCTGCCCGTTCGGGCCAAGGAGCGCCTGCTGTGCTCCTTGCATCGCGGCGGCGGCTTCGTCGGCTTTCTCCTGCGCGGCTTCCTGCATCATGTTCTCGATCTCGTCGTCCGAGTACCCGAGCTCCCGCAGCGACTGCCGCTTGCTCACGCCGACCTGCTGCTTCACCAGCTGAGTCTCGGAGTCGAGCAGCGGATTGTGTGGACTGGCAGCACCCCACACCGGCTTGAACGAGTAGTCGTCGTCCGGTATCGACGGAAACTCGCCGTCCATCGCCGCAGCCAGGCGAAGCATGTCGATCCATGAGGGTCCGAACGCTTCCGTCGTCGCTTCGATCTTCTTGATGAGCCGGCCTTCGGCGACCTTCAGCGCCTCGCCGGACGGCATGGTCTTCTCCAACGACATGAAGTGCGGCGGCGTGCCGGTGACGCGTGCCATCTCGAGTCGGAAGCTGTCGTTCACTTCCAAGAACTTGCTGAGGTCGGCTTGCGGGAACTGACCGAACGCCACGTTCTCGCCCGCGGTCCAGATACGGTCCACGCCGGGAGTGAACGGCGGGTTCACCGGCTTGCCGGTGTCCTCGTTGACCTCCACTTGGAGGCCGGTGGCGTACCGCTGCGGCAGCGCGACGAACTCCATCGACACCAGCAGGTCGCACACGGACTTGTTGAGCGCGTTCTGGATCGGAATCGCGTCCTTCAGCTCGCTCACACCCATGCAACCGACTTCGGCGCGGTTGCCGAAATGGAACAGCGGGATTACGCCCCACTGATTATCCTCCACGCCGAGGCTCGACCAGCGATAGTCGGCTTCGGGTGGTCCTGCGCTCGGCACCGCGGCGATGGTCCGGTAACGCTCGACCATGTCTTCGTAGTACAGCGTGCAGCGGTAGAACTTGTCGTCGTCCTGCCACAGCTTCGCGCCGAGCACGATCTTGTTCGGATCGTCCACGTCGTCGTAACGCACAACCGC